CGTAAGCTCGACGATCTTCTCTAGGTTGTCGTACACGCCGGCGGCTTCTAGGCTGCGCTTCGACTCGTACGTACGGAAGAAGACGTACTCGGCATCGTCAAGACTGGTCGCGTTTGCGTCCCAGAGAAAATGGTTGGCGTCTACGTTGACGAAGCCGGGTTGCTGCCGGTACGGAACGGTCTGGTACGGCTCGCGCATCCCGAGCGGATCAGGCTTGTAGTTCGGAGTGGGGACTTTCCGCCACTCTTCTAGCCACGGAATCTTTGCAATGCTAATGCCCCGAATGAGGGACTGCTTGACGAAGAGTGCGTACTTCTCAGCAAAGTTATCCTTGTAACGCTGCTGCTTCAGAATGTTTGTGAGAAGGTCAGCGCCCTCGGAGTAGTCGGGTTGTGCAGGGATGACGCGAACGTCAGGCTCATCATCAACAATGTTCGACTCGATAACGTCAATGATCTGAAGCGCGTATGGCGGGTGCAGGTCGCTCTGCCATTCGCTGTTGGATGGCTTGATGATTGCGTTGTAACCATCATCACACTTCTTGTAGAACTCTCGATTGGCGCGGTGCTTCTGGTCAGAGTAGCCCCAGCACTTTGTGAATCGGTCTAGTAGTTTTTTCTGGTCGGTAGACTCGATCATTACACGGACTCGTATGTTCCGCTCAAAACAATCTGGTCTGTAGTTGCCCACGTAAATGGAACAATGCTTGTTGGGGCAAGAACTTGAACATATAATCCGCCAGCGTTAGCAACGTAGCAATCAATTCTTGAAGTTGTACCAGCAACTCCAACGCCAGGGTATACCAAGCCTGCGTCAATTAGCTTTACTTCAAACGTGCCAGAGCTTGTGCTAAGCATTGCAAACGGGGGGAGGCTAATTCCTGGGAGTCCAGACACTTGCGCTCCAGTCAGCGTCAACTGGACATAAAAATGAACCGTCTTGCCAATCTTCACGTAACGAGCAACCGTAATAGGCGCAGTTGTATTAGTCAGCGTCGGGACATACGCTGTCCACGAACCAAGAGCGTCTACGGTGTCGCTAACTGTTTTTACACCAAGATCAATCGTGTTTAGCGCAAGCGCATTAATAGGTGTTCCCGTATTCGGAAAGTCTTGAAAACCACCAGAGTAAGGTCGAGTATATGGCATTTAAGTCTTGATAATAAAGTTGAGAGTCAGGAACGACGGGCCGTCAGTTGGGGATGTAGTTTGCGGCCCAGCGGTAACCGTCGGCGTAACCGTAGTCGAAACAGTAACACCAACGCTATGCGTGTGCGCGAAAGCCGTGCCAAGAGTGCCGCCGCCAAATCCGCCTCCCTGCGAATCGGCTTTAAGCAAAAAGGCCGAACCAGACCCAGCAGAATACTGGTTAATGCTGTACTGGTAGTTTTGCGAGCCAGTAGAAGTTTCGCTAACAGTAGCCGTAGACGAAGCAGTAGCCGACGCCGCAACCGTATGCTTATGCTTAACTCGACGATCCGCAACAGCCGCACCATCATTATCACCAATAACATCAACATCAGCATTCGTACCAAGCCCAACAGGAACCCGTCCGCGAAGATCAGGAAGAAAAAAGTTTCCACCCGTATCAGTGCCAAACTTGTTAGCCCCAATGATCGCATAAAGCGCACTATACGTTGACTGAGAAACCTGACTACCGTCACACAATAGCCAGCCAGAAGGGGCAGCCGCCCCAACATACGAAGTAAGAGAACCAGCAGGAACAATATAAGCTGTTGCTGCCGTCAGGCGCGTGTCAAGATCAGTAAGGTCGCCAACAATAATGTTATGCGCAGAAGCGTTATACTTGTCTCCTGGCGAGACAGTCGCAGGCGTAATAAACGGCATGTGTCTAGTCTATCAGTAAAGGGCGACGATGTTTGTCGCGTCAGTATTTGTTACGCGGACGCGCTTTACTCGTATCGGAACAATTTCGCCACGCGCCAACACAAACGTAACCGGATCAGTATCGCCTATTAGGATCACGCTTACGTCACTATGCGAAGACGCACCCTTAGAAGCGTAAAGCGCGCGAGTGACCTCATCAAGATCCGCCGTATCGCTTGGAGTCACAATATGAGCATGCGTATACGGCGACAAGATCGCCGGATCGGTTTGCTGAAAATTGTTAGTAGGCACCAGGCGCACCCATGTCCGGTGCGCCCCCCATCATCGAGCCGCCCATCGGAGCCGAAGCGCCACCAAGCGGAGCGCCAACGCCACTCATCATCGGACTCATCGGAGTCGAGACAGCAGCCTCACCAGCCGGATTCGGCGTCGGCAGACTAGAGATAAGCATCATCATCTGCTTCTGCATCTCTTCCTGCATCATCGCCATCTGACGCTGCTGATCCATCATCTGCATTGTCTGCGCCTGCGCGAGCTGGCTCATGCCGGGAAGGGCCGCGACTGCGGGAGGGATCGGGCCGCCGGGTGCGGGGGGTGCGCTCATTGGTACGGGCGGCATCATCGGAGGTGCGCCCATCATGCTCGGATCTACTGCCATGCGATTATTGTAGCACCTACTCCATCTCGGAGTCTGGCGCTTCCTCCTTATCCTTGTTTCGCATGTACATAGTGATGGCTTCTCCGATTAGCATCTGATACTCGGCGCACTTCGGGCAAGACTCGGAACCATACTCTTCCTTGTCTTCCATCATTTCCTTGTTTTCTTCCATGTTGCCTTCGTCGTCGCGATACGACATGGAATCGGTTACTGCTTCTTTGCGCGACATGGGCTTCATGCGCATGAGGGCGACGCTAACTTGGGGAGCGTTCTTCTTCTTGAGTTTGTCGAGAGCGTCCATTACTTACTCTTGGACGCAATTTTCTTGAAAGCATTCTTAAGCATATTCTTTTTATCTTCCTTAGAGCCGACTACGCGGATCGGCTGCTTGCCTAGCGTACCGGTTGCGTACTGCCTGTCGGGACTCATTACAACGCCCTTTGGCTTTTTGCTCATCATTACGACGCACTCCTTCCCGCCGCAGCGCGACGCTGAAACTCTTCCTTACCAAGCTTCTTACGACCAATATACGCAGCCAAAGCTTTTGGATCACGCGAACCCTTCGCGCTCAACGACTTCACAAGCTTCTCGTACTTTGCACTCATACGAGAATCATACCCTACTTACCAGACTCCACACGCTTAATGCTTGCAGCCTGCCGAGCAGCCCACGCCGCACCAGCATCCCCACCCCACGCCTGCCACGCCACATACCCTGGAGTCTCCTTACCCTTCGCGCCCCAATTAGGCTTGCGGTCAACGGCGTGACGCGAAAAGAATGAGTGCATCCGCATAACATGATCACGCGACAATGGTGCGCCACTGGCGATCTTCCGCGCGCGAGTAGCCGTAGCAGGCTCGAAGCCTCCGCCGGCGCGCCCACCTTTAACAAGGTCTAGTCCTCGGCGCGCTGCTGATTGCATTCCAGAGCTGGGCTTATACTCGCTCATGCGAGAATAATACATGCTACGGTTCGCGAGCGGCTAGGAGATGCCAACCCATCCCGCTCACTCGCGGATTCTCCTAGCCGCTCCAACAAGTCGCGCCTTGTAATTAGCGCAAAAAATACAAGCCGCAACTTGTGATCAGCCGCGACCAACTACAAATCGTGGCGCACGCTTCTGAAGATTCGGTTGCGGCTCAGGTTTCTTACGCTCAGCAAGGCGAATAGGGGTCGTACACTCTTGCTGCCACACCGCTTGCGCACCACCCATAGCCATCACCAAGTCGTCGTGACAACCCTCGTCTGCTTCGGGGCGCGGCTCCTTACCATTCCGATCCCTAAAAACAAACGTGCGAATCTCATCACGGAGAAGATCACTTTTCAAACGCTCAGGCTCGTCACGAATCGCAGCTTGCAAAGCCGCCAGCATCAATGGTCGAGTCGCACTCGTCGTGTTCCAACCAAGCGTCTGCTCGTACTTCGCCTTCACACCAATCGGATTATGTGGTCGCCAGATATGCGGATACCCCATCGTGTTCTTTAGCTGGGTAAGGACAGCTGTTCCTGGCCCGTTTCGTTCGATAGCGATGATTGCATCGTTATACAAGCGTCCAAGGCGCGCCAAGTCGTCTGCGAACTCGTCAACATCAGCGCGATAACGAATCTCAGCGACCTGATGACCATTATCACGCCGCAACACTTGCGCGACGCTGTAATCCGAGCCGGCACCAGTGCCAATTCGGGATTCTCGACGCTCATACTCGTCAAAACTCACCGATCCAGCAACATCAGCAAAAATAATGTAGCGTTCGCCCGTTTTAGGCGTCTCCCACAAGCGC